CAAGCCTATAAAGCGGGGAAGTATGATGGGGAACTTGGTGAGTTTCCCACTGCTCTGTCTCCTGAACAAGGCTTGTTTCGATATCGCCAGCGATATCGCGAGGGGGGCAGGGGCCAACCGCGTTGGTCGTTTCAACGGCGATGACTGCGTCTTTGCAGGTGATCGGGAGTTTTTTGACCTCTGGAAAGAGGTTACTGGAACTTTCGGGCTTTGTGTCAATGTAGAGAAGACCGGCTACTCCAACATCTCGGCGGATTTGAACTCCCAGAGTTTCTTTATCCGTCGGGGCCAGTTGGCCCCTAAACCCGTCCTATCATTCTTCAGACCGTACCGGAAGGAGCCTGGGTGTCTCTTGACAGAGGTGCTCGAGGGGCTGCGGACCTTTCGCGGCGAGGTTGTGAGCCTTGTCGTTAATTGTCTTATGCGCTTCGAGATATCTGCTAGGCAGATAGACTTGTCGACTCTATCTAGAAGAGAATACTCAATCCTTTCGAAGAAATCCTGGTTTCGCCGTGCCTTGACGGACGGTGCGGCCCCCACACTAAAGAAAGGCGTACGTCGCAGTGTCGAAATGGTCATAGGGCCGCCTCCAAAGGCCTCCCTATACGGTGTTTTTGACACTATGGCGAAGGACGTGGCTGGTGACATGGTCTCGAGATGGACGGGTGTTCCTGTTAAACCCGAGAGGGTTTCCATCGACTATGCTGCTTTCCGTGAACGATCCTCTCAGACACCTTCCTATCATCCTCCTTCCTTCCGCGTCCTCCGCAGGGGACCGAAGTTGTGGTCTTTCGTATGGCCTAGGCCTGTATACGACCACTTCATGATGTACGAAGACCGGGCCTTTGTCACCAACAAAGCCCGTCGATCACTGTGGATCGACGATCATCCTTGTTTACAGGTGAGTGTAGACTTGGTTAGGACTCGTTTCGTACGTGGATCACGTAACTTCCGTACCTACTTCGGGCCCCCGCCCTCTCTTTCGCCCTGCTCTCTTCCACAGGTCAACTGTGGTTACGCCTAGTGTGTTGCGCAGGAGCTGTCTCAGCTGGGAGATGAGTTGTATTAGTTGGGTCCACCGGTCCGGGACCCCCAGAGATGCACATGAATACCGTAATGGTAAGACGTGCAGGACCTCGTTTGGCGTGTCATGCGTTTAGGATTCGGAGACCTCTCAGGAGGTTTGGGGGCTTCGAGCCTCCTTCCGGGAACGCAAGAATCCCGATGCATCTCTCTATTGGCCCAAGAGGCTTGTGGAGAAAGCCCTGGAGTCCATCCCTTCTGTGGGATGGAGCATCTGTGCCCGCACTAAGCCTCGTCACTGACAGTGACTTTATTTCCCTGTGTTTCGGGAAGAGGTTGGGGACGGACACTCCTTGGTTAGTATCCCACGGGTACGAGAGATGTATTGAGCAAGTGGCATGGTGAATGAGAGTGGCTGCCGCGGTTATAATAGCGGTCAGTATATGTGTTGCCTCTGGGGGCGAAGGAAGGTGGGGTGTGGCGGGCTTCGGTCCGCGGCGGCAAAATCAATTCGCCGTAGCTAATACCGCTTTTCGGCCATGAAAAACCAGCCAAAAGCTCAGAACTCCTAACGGCCTGCCGTGGAGAACCTAGAAAATAGGTAGTTAACGCGAAAGCGTGGTG